ACCAATAAAAAAACGACAATCATTTTCTTTGTTTTGAAAATCATAAATACATTTTTGTCTGTCTTCTTGTCTTGTTGCACCATAGTATGTACAATACGATGTGGGTCCATATTCTTTTTTTATAGCTGCTTCTATATTTAATATATCGTGAATATAGTTTGCCCATATAATTGCTTTACCTGTAGTCTCTGATAATACTTGCATCAATTCATCTACTCTATTATTTTTAAGATTTAAAGTATCGCCACTATCTGTTTTCATATGCCCACATGTTATTTGATGTAAACGCATCAACTGTGTTAACACATTAACAGCTGTTAGTGATTCGCCTTTTAGTATAGTCATAGCGTTAGTTTTCATCTCCTGGTATGCTGTCATTTGCTCATCAGTTAATTCTACTTCACGTTTAACAAACGTTTTTTCTGGTAAATCAAGACAATCTTTTTTTAAAATACGGTAAGAATGAGGCGATACTAATTGTCCTAGTTGTGCCAAATTTTTAAACTTAACAATCTTTTGATATTTATGCGTGCCACCTGCAGCATTTGCTGTTATAACAACTGCATAGCGAGTTCTAAATGCGTAAAAACTTTGTTGACCAAGTATCTCAGGATCTAGGAAATCCATCTGTGCCCATAAATCCATTGGTGACTGGGTTACTGGAGATCCTGTTAATATTCTTCGGTATTTGGCTTCTTTGGCTAATGATAAAATATTTTTAGTTCTTTTTGCTTGTGGATTTTTTATTGTAGTGCTTTCGTCTACTATCATCATAGATTTACCTATCAAAAATATTCTAGCAAATTCTACACCTTTCTTCGTTGACAAAGCTTCTACATTCATAACCATAATTTTAAATCTAAAATCATTCATGTCTTTTATGTTTTTTAATTGTTGTCTGTATTCTGAACTTGTTGATTGTTTCCATGCCACTACATTTTTTTCTATGTAGTCTGGAACGTGAACTGGTATTTCTTGATCTACCCAATTCATGTATGTACCTTTTGGTGCGATAATTAAGGCTCTATCTATTTTACCTTTGTTATATAATATGCATGCGTTGTCTAATGCTATTTTAGTTTTGCCAGTGCCCATCTCTGCAAAGATAGCAAAAGCCTCTTTATTCCAGCATTTTTTTAACGCATCTTTCTGATGCTGATACGGTTCAGTTTTAAATTTGTACATTCTTAATTCTAATGTTGACTTTATATATAACATGATCTATATGAGAATCAAGAAATAAAATTATGACAGTTTACGTACTACAAGAAATGGGTAGAAACATTAGGTCAGCCGAAAAGTTTGGTGATCTAAAAGTATTACTACCAGATAATAAACAGATAGTTTTATCTTCTGGACCATTAACTCATAAGTTAAAAAAAGAGTTATCCACATTTAGTGATGATGACTATTTGCTTTTGATTGGTGATCCTGCTATTATTGCATTAGCTGGCGCAATTGTCAGCGAAATGAATAGAGGTAAATTTAAAGTGTTAAAGTGGGATCGTGATGAGAAACGATACTACGACATAGAAATAGATTTGAGAGGTTAATATGACAAGTTTAGATCCAAAAGATTTACTTACCCAAATGCAACAAGATTCGGGCTCCACGGCCCAGGACAACATGGGTAAGATAGGTGCTGTTGCAAATGATGTAGCAGACACTGACGAAGAGATTGCTAAATTAGAAGAGCAACTTAAAACAAAAAAAGATTATAAGAAACATTTAGCAGAGAATGTTTTGCCTAACCTATTTGCAGAAGTAGGTTTGTCAGAATTAAAACTAGCTGATGGTAGACACTTAAAAGTTTCCAATTATTATGGTGCTTCAATCAAAGATACAAAGAAAGAAGCAGCTTTTAGTTGGCTAAGAGACAATGGATTTGGTGATTTAATAAAGAACCAGGTCAGTTGTAGCTTTGGAAGGAATGAAGATGAGAAAGCTAAGTCATTGATAGATACTTTGAATGATCGAGGTTATCAATCAATGCAACGTGAATGGGTCGAACCTTCCACCCTTCGCGCATTCATACGAGAGCAACATGAAGCAGGTAAGGAATTACCTATGGATTTGTTAGGCGCTTTCGTAGGACAAAAAACAACGATAAAAGACTAATAGGAGAACGGCCAATGGCAAAAGCACAGGCAGTCGCTACTAAAGCGGCAAAACTAGATCTAGCAGTTCTTGCTAGTGATTCAAAAGATGCGAGTGGTTTCGGTAATCTTGACATGTCAAGAGATATTGCAATTCCTTACATCAACATACTACAATCCAATAGTCCTCAACTCAATCCGTCAAAAGCGGAATACGTTGATGGGGCTAAAGTTGGACAGTTTTATAATACTGTCTCGCAAGAAGTCAGTGATTCACTAAACGTGATTCCTGTTCTTTATCAACTACGATACGTAGAATGGAAACCACGTGAGCAAGGTGGAGGATTCGTAGAATCACACCACGCTGATAGTGGTATCTTAAGTAAAACTAAACGTGATCAGATGACGTTTAAGGATACATTACCTAATGGTAATTACATCGCTACAACTGCATATCACTATGTCTTAGTACAAGACAAAGGTGGTGTGTGGTCTCAAGCTGTTATCAGCATGACATCTACTCAATTAAAAAAGAGCAGACGTTGGAACAGTTTGATGTTAACTCAAAAAGTTAATGGTCCATCGGGAAGTTTTACTCCACCAACATACGCTATGATTTATAAACTTACTACTGTTAGTGAGTCTAATGATCGTGGTAGTTGGTTTGGGTATCAAGTTGAGAAAGCAGGTCAAGTTGAGGACGCTGGTATTTATAATGAGGCAAAATCATTTTCAACCGCAGCATCAAGAGGAGATGTCGAAGCTAAACCTACTGTAGAGGGGGAGCCTGTAAAAGAGGCACCTAAATCTAACAATACAGAAAGCCAAGAAGACGTACCGTTTTAGGTAAGTCTTCTACTTTAAACTGGAGGTTTAGTGGAGAGATTCAAATCTATATTTGAAGGCTTAGACGTGGCTTATGGTCAGCACCAATCCCAAGGGAAACGTGCTGACGGTAAGCAAGAGGGTAAATCCTATATTGTCAAGCAAGAAGTTAAAGATGAATTATGGTTAGAGCACCTTAATGGCAATGGTCCTTCGTTAGGAATCATTCCTATTATGGCAGACAATACAGTTCGTTGGGGCTGTATTGATATTGATACATATCCAATTGATTACAAAAAAATAATAAATAGTATTAGAAATTTACAATTACCCTTAGTGCCTTGTAGGTCTAAGAGTGGTGGGATGCATATATTTTTATTTCTTAAAAACCCAGTATCCGCCAGATTAGTACGAGAGAAATTACGAGAGGTTGCATCTGGTCTCGGATATTCTTCTGTAGAAGTATTCCCCAAGCAATCAACCATACTAATAGAAAAAGGAGACTTAGGTAATTTCCTAAATCTTCCATATTATAATTCCAAAAGTACAACGAGATACGCCTATAAAGATGATGGAACAGCGGCGACATTGCCAGAGTTCTACACCTTATACGATAAATACGTTGTAGAAGAAATAGACAAAGTTGCAATCCAAGTATCTAATGAAGTCATAAAGGATGGTCCACCTTGTTTACAACAATTATGCACACAAGGATTTCCAGAAGGCACTCGCAATAATGGATTGTTTAACATAGGTGTATACTTACGTAAGTTTGATCCAGATAATTGGAAAACATTATTAGAAAAATACAACCAGGATTATATGACACCACCATTGTCAGCATCAGAAGTTGTTACAGTTCAAAAACAATTAGAAAAAAAAGATTATAGTTATAGATGTAAAGAGCCACCAATAAATTCTTACTGCAACGCTAAAGTATGTAGTGGTAGAAAACATGGCATAGGTGGTAATGGATCATCATTAGAGTTTAGTGCATTAACAAAATTAGAAACAGATCCACCAGTATGGTTCTTAGATGTTGGTGATGCACGTATGGAATTACAAACAGAGGAGCTACAGATACAAACTAAGTTTCAAAAGAAATGTATGAATAGTTTGAATCACATGCCTCCTTTAGTAAAACAGTCAGTATGGCAGGAGAATATTGAAAGACTTATGGTCAATCTAAATACTATTCCTGTTTCTGATGATGGGTCATTGGCCGGTCAGTTTGAAGCTCACCTCCAGGAGTTTTGCACTGATCGTGCCCAGGCTCTAAATCGAGATGAATTATTATTACGTAAACCTTGGACAGAAGATGGTGTTACTTGGTTTAGATTAAAAGATTTACAAGACTATCTCACACGTAACAAGTTTACTTATTTTAACACAGGTCAATTAGTACAAGCGTTAAGACATTTAAAAGGCAAGAGTGAGAAATATAATTTAAAAGGTAGAACAGTAAGAGTGTGGGGTGTGCCTGCATATCAACAACAAGATTCTGCGTTTGATATAAAGGAGGTTGATGGTGCGCCGTTCTAAATTACCAAAGATAAAGAAAGGAATGTGGGCAGAACAATTAGCCGTGTTACATCTTTTAAATCAAGGATATTTTGTATTTAAAAATTTATATGGTGTTGGTCCTGCTGATCTTATAGCAATAAATGAAAAGGGTGCTGTAGAGATATACGATGTAAAAAGTGAAAGCTATCGTAAAACTTGGAAACCTGGCACACGCATATGTAGAAAATTAACACAAGAACAAAAGAAACTAAAAATGAAGTTTATTTTTGTAGAAAGGGACGGAACATGCAAAGTAAGACTAAGATAATATTAGGACCACCTGGCACAGGTAAGACACATAATTTATTAAATTTGGTAGAAGAAGAATTAACCAAAGGCACCCCACCTGATCGTATAGCTTTTGTAGCATTTACCAAGAAGGCGGCAACCGAGGCTCGTGACCGGGCAATGAAGAAGTTTAATTTAGAAGAGCAACATCTTCCATACTTTAGAACGTTACATTCATTTGCTTTTAATCAATTAGGATTAACAAAGTCAGAGGTAATGTCACGTGATAATTATAAAGAGTTTGCACAAACATTTGGCATGGATTTAGGATCTGTTGCTGATGGTGCAGAATCTGGTGGCGTAGTAACAACAGACAATATTTTAATTAATGAAATAAATTTAGCACGTATGAAGTGTATGGATTTAGAACATCATTACAATGAATCTAATTTACAAGATATGTCTTGGCATTCATTATTACGTGCACAAAGATCATTAGAAGAGTTTAAGAAGAAAAAAGAAATATTTGATTTTACAGATATGATTGAACTGTATTTAGATTCTGGTCCTGTCCCAAAATTAGAAGTTGTATTTGTAGATGAAGCGCAAGATTTGTGTAAATTACAGTGGCGCATGATAAACAAGATAACAGAGAATGCAAGACAGGTTTACATAAGTGGTGATGACGACCAAGCTATATACAATTGGGCCGGTGCAGATGTTAGATATTTTATACAGTTACCAGGTGAAGTAGAAACACTAAAACAGTCTTTTAGGTGTTCTCGTGTTATTCAAAATTTATCAGGTAGAATAATAAATAGAGTTAAATTAAGAAGAAACAAACAATGGAGAGGCACAGAAAGAGCTGGATTTGTACAATACCATTCTTATCCAGATAGTGTTAATTTAAAAGATCCAGGTAGTTGGCTTGTAATGGCTAGGACTAATTATATGCTTGATGAGATAGAACGTGACATACGATTACAAGGTATGTTGTACAAAAGAAATAATAAATTACCTGTATCTACAAAATTATTAAATGCAGTAGAAGCATGGAAAAAATTAAATGGTGGTGAAATTGTACCACTTGTAGATATAAAAGACATATACTCATACATGTCAAGCCAGATAGGTATAGAAAGAGGTCATAAGACTCTTAAAATGGCTGACAAAGAACAATATGAGTTAGAAGAATTAGTAATGCATCACGGTTTGCTTATGGGTGGTAGACCATGGGATGTTGCATTTGATAAAGTTGGTAACAGAGATAAAGAATATTTAAGAGCCATAGAGGTAAGAGGGACAATATCAAAAACACCAAAAATAAACATTAGCACTATACATGGTGCTAAGGGTGGTGAGGCAGATAATGTAATGCTTCTTACAGACTTATCTAGAAAGTCACAAGAAGCTATGGAAAGAGATTCGGATGACGAATGCCGTGTGTTTTATGTAGGAGCAACACGTGCTAGAGAAACCCTACATGTAGTACAACCACAAAGAGACGGAGGATTTATAATATGACCTTTACTACGGGATTACCCCTAAAAACAAAAATAAAAACTAACGTGACAAAAGAAGAAATACTAGCAAAGGCTAGTGACCTTATTTCCAATGATAGAAACAAATCACATGGTGATGCATTTAATAATCATGCTGAGATAGCAGAGTTTTGGAATATATTTCTTGATAAGAAATTAAATCCAATGGCTAGTATCACAGCTGATGATGTGGCTATCATGATGATATTGTTAAAAATATCTAGACATACACAAGGTGATAAAAATAACATGGATAACTTTGTTGATATGGCAGGTTATGCAGCAATAGCAGGAGAAATTAGTGACGCAGGATCTTTTTAAGACAGTTACATCACAATGGGTTGCGCCTACGGAGTTCCCTCGTATAGAGGGACGCGTGGCAATT